TACCTCTATATGACTGGAATGGTTCTGATTGGATATTAAGATAGTTGACAATCTAAAGTTAATTTAGTAAATTTAATTTTACTAAAAAGAAAGTATGAATAAAGATAAGTCTTTTATAAAAAAAATAAATAATGCTTATTCTAAAGAATCTTGCGTTAAATTAATTAATTGGTTTGAAAAAAATAAACATAAAGCTAAAAAAGGTTTAACTACAGGAAAAGATTTAGATAATTTAGAAATTTGTATTGAAGTAAGAGAAGAAAAAAACTTTTTTAATTTAGGTAAAACATTAAAAAAATGTATTCTTAGTTTTAAAAAAACATACCCAGAAATAGATACACATTTGTGTAAATGGGATTTAGATCCTTACATTCAATTAATGAAATATAAACCTGGTAAATTTTATGATCAATTACATTGTGAAAACGATGGCACTCCAGCTGTTTCTAAAAGAGTATTTGCTTGGATGATTTATTTAAATACTATTAAAAAAGGTGGAGGCACTAAGTTTATTTATCAAAATAAAACTTTAAAACCTGTAGCAGGGGATTTTTATATTTGGCCTGCTTATTGGACTCATTTTCATAAAGGTGTAGTTGCTCTAAAAGAAGAAAAATTTATTTTAACTGGATGGATTAATTATGTTTAATAAAGGAAAAAAGAAATGAACCTTTCAAATTATTATTGGTTTTTTGAATCAGTTATTCCAAATAGAATTTGTGATGACATTGTTCGTTATGGTAATCAACTTCGAGATCAAATGGCAGTTACAGGAGGACTAGCAGATAAAAAATTAAATAAAAAAGAAATAGCAGATTTAAAAAAGAAAAGAGATTCTAGTATTGTTTGGATGAACGATAGATGGATATATAAAGAAATACAACCTTACATAAAAACTGCAAATAAACATGCTAATTGGAACTTTGACTGGGATTGGTCTGAGTCTTGTCAGTTTACAAAATATAATAAGGGTCAGTATTATGATTGGCATTGTGATAGTTGGGATAAACCATACGATCAGCCTGATACTCCATCACATGGAAAAATTAGAAAACTATCTGTTACTGTAAGTTTATCAGATCCAAAAGATTATAAGGGTGGTGAATTAGAATTTGATTTTAGAAACTTAGACCCTGATAAAAAACGTAATGTTCACAAATGTACAGAGATATTACCTAAAGGATCTTTAGTTGTATTTCCTTCGTTTGTGTGGCATAGAGTATGTCCAGTTAAAAAAGGATCAAGATATAGTTTAGTTATTTGGAATTTAGGATGGCCGTTTAAATGAAAAATTATCCAAAACAATTACAAAGAGATGATTATTTTAAATGTCCTATATGGTTTGCAGATGAACCAGCTTTTGTAAATAGTTTAAATAAAGCTTCTGATAAATACATTAAAGAATCTAAAAAATTATTAAAACCACAAATTAATAAACGTAATAAAGATTTTGGTAATAAGGGAGACATGGGTCATGTATTTCATTCTAAAAGTTTAATCGGAGATCCTAAGTTTATGAAACTTGCAGAATATGTTAGTGCAACAGCACATAACTTATTAGAAGAAATGGGTTTTGATTTAACTAACTATCAAGTATTTATTACTGAAATGTGGGTGCAAGAGTTTTCTCAAAAAGGAGCTGGTAATCATTCTTTACATACACATTGGAATGGACACATATCTGGTTTTTATTTTTTAAAAGCTGGTGAGGCAACATCAATGCCTATATTTGATGATCCTAGACCAGGCAATGTAATGAACTTATTACCTGAAAAAGATAAAACAATTCTGACATATGCATCGTCACAAGTAAACTACAAAGTAAAACCTGGAAGAATGATGTTCTTTCCTTCATACATGCCACATCAATATACAGTGGATATGGGATATGAACCTTTTAGATTTATACATTGGAATTGTCAGGCTATACCAAAAGGAGTGTTAAATGTCGTTCAAAAAAAATAAATATACAATTTTAAAAAATGTTATTTCTAAGGAATTAGCAAAATTTATTTATAAGTATTTTTTGAATAAAAGAAATGCTGCAAGAATATTGTTTGATGAGAGGTATATATCACCTTTCACAGAATATTGGGGCACATGGAATGACCCTCAAGTTCCTAATACTTATTCAGATTATGCAGATGTTGCNATGGAAACTTTGTTACAAGAAGTAAAACCTGTTATGGAAAAACACACAGGATTAAAATTATTAGAGACATATTCTTATGCACGGATTTATAAAAACGGAGATGTTTTAACTAGACACAAAGATAGATTTAGTTGTGAGATATCTACCACATTAAATTTAGGCGGTGACCCATGGCCTATATATCTTGATCCAACAGGTAGAATGGGTCAAGCGGGTGTCAAAGTAGATCTTAAACCTGGTGACATGTTAATCTACTCTGGTTGTGATTTAGAACATTGGCGAGAGGAATTTACAGGTAAAGATTGTGGACAAGTATTTTTACACTATAACAGGGCAAAATCTAAATCAGCTAAAGAAAATTATTTAGATAAAAGACCCTCGATATGTTTGCCTACTCATTTTAAAGGACTTAAATTGACTAAGCCTAAGAAATAAGATATATTAAAAATCTAGTAAATTTGTTATAAGTGAGTCCATTATGTTACAAAAAATAGGATTTCAACCCGGCATTAATAAACAACTTTCTGAAACTGGAGCNGAAGGCCAGTGGACAGACTGTGATAATGTTAGATTTAGATATGGTATACCTGAAAAAATAGGTGGNTGGAANCAATTAGGAGCGCTTAATTCTAATGAACTAACAGGTGCTGGTAGAGGTTTACATCATTTTGTAAATACAGCAGGTAGAAGATANGCAATTATTGGCACTAANAGGATCCTGTACGCTTTCTCTGGTAACGTATTTTATGATATACATCCGATTAAAACAACGACAACGCTTACAAGTGCATTTAGCACGACCAACGGTAGTNCAGCTGTAACAATAACTTTTTCAACTGCTCACAATATATCGCCAAACGATATTATATTGTTAGATAATTTTACAACTATCACTGGTTCTAATTTTACCTCTTCTGATTTTGATGATAAAAAATTTATGGTAACATCTGTTCCTACAAGTACAACCCTTACAATTACAATGCCATCAAACGAATCAGGGGCTGGAGCAACAACATCAGGTGGGATTAGAGTACAACATTATTATCCTGTAGGCACAGCTGTTCAAGAAAAAGGTTTTGGTTGGGGTTTAGGTACATATGGTGGTGAGGATACTGGAGCAGTAACAACCACTTTAAATGGAGCAATAGATGCTAGCACAACAACTATAGTTTTAACAAATGCTTCACAGTTTCCATCAACAGGAACTAACTTCGTATTGATTGGAACAGAAATGATTCAATACACAGGTATAAGCAGTAATACCTTAACTGGTGTAACACGAGGTACTCGAGGAACTACTGCTGCATCTCATAGCGACGGAGTCACTGTTACTAATGGTACAGATTATGCTGCATGGAATGAACAGACAGCAGAAGGTTTGGCTTTAGATCCGGGTATGTGGTCACTTGATAATTTTGGTGACAAAGCAATTTGTTTAATACATGATGGTGCATGTTTTGAATGGAATTCAAACGCTACAAACGCTACAGAAACTAGAGCAACTATTATTTCGGGTGCACCAACAGCATCAAGGCACATGGTAGTATCGACACCGGATAGACACTTAGTATTCTTTGGAACAGAAACAACTATTGGAGATACATCTACACAAGATGATATGTTTATTAGATTTTCGGATCAAGAAGATATAAATACTTATACACCAACAGCAACCAATACAGCTGGTACACAAAGACTGGCCGACGGATCACAGATCAGAGGAGCTATTAGAGGTAGAGATGCAATTCTTGTTTGGACTGACACAGCTTTATTTACACAACGTTTTGTAGGTCAACCTTTTACCTTTGCCTTTTCACAGGTTGGAACACATTGTGGACTTGTTGGACAGAATGCATGTGTGGAAGTTGATGGTGCAGCTTATTGGATGTCAGAGAATGGTTTTTTTAGATATGGTGGTAAACTAGAATCGCTACCTTGTTTAGTAGAGGACCACGTTTACGATGATATAAATCTAACATCTGGTAATCAGTTGGTATCTGCAGGTTTAAATAATCTCTTTGGTGAGGTTATATGGTTTTATCCATCTGGCACATCAGATGTTGTTAATAAACAAGTTACTTATAATTATTTTGATTCATCACCACAAAGACCTGTATGGACTGTAGGCACACTTGCTAGAACTATGTGGAGAGACTCTGCTGTTTTTGGAACACCACACGCATTAGAGTACACTGCAGGTAATGATTCATCTTTTGATGTTGTGGGCAACACAGAGGGTAGAACTGCATATTACGAACATGAGATAGGAACTGATCAAAATAAAAACGGTACTATAACAGCGGTGTTATCAAACATATCTTCAGGAGATTTTGATATAACACAAGCAAGAGCATCAGCTACAGGACAATCAACAGGTGTTGCAACATTTAGAGGAGACGGTGAATTTATAATGAAAATAAGAAGATTCATACCAGATTTTATTTCACAAACAGGATCTACACGAGTTACATTACAATTAAAAAATTATTCAAATAGCACACAAAGTAGTTCACCTCTTGGACCATTTGACATAACTTCATCTACAACTAAAGTTGATACACGTGCAAGAGCTAGAGCAATTTCATTAAAAATAGAAAACACAGCTTCTGATCAAAGTTGGAAATTAGGAACTTTTAGATTAGACATACAACCAGATGGACGTAGATAATGGCAAAGATAACACAGATTATAACTAGACCAACCCAAGAATATGATTACACCGTAGCAGAGGCTCAAGCTAGAGACTTAGATGGTATAGTGCAAAAATTAAATACCACTTATCAACAAGAATTAAAAGACGAGGTAGAAGCTCAAAACTTCTTTTTAAATTAATGGCTAATAGTTTTAAAAATAAAAAAGTAGATTTAACTACAACTAATCTTACTACATTATATACTGTGCCAACTGCAACAACCACAGTTATTAAATCATTATTAGTGTCTGAGGATGCAGGATCAGGAAGCACAATAACTATAACATTAGTAAATTCTGATGGAAATATATTTAATTTATTTAAAGATAAAGCTATAGGATCAAAAGCAACAACAGAACTTTTAACTCAACCTCTAGTTATGGAGGAGAGCGAAATACTTAAAGTACAGGCTGCTGACGCGAACGAGCTGTTCGTCATAGCCTCAATATTAGAAATACAGCCAAGAGAGGTAACAACATAATGCAAGATCTACCAACAATAACACCAGATAAAGTAATAGAAAAAATAACAAATAAGAAAACAGGAGAAGAATATAAAGATGACAATGAGTGGAAATCAAAAGGAATATCACCTGATGACATCCGAAGAGACGTCACTTTAATGATGCCGAGCCTTGATTTATTTGGAAAAACAAAATAGAATAGAACGATGGCAATAACTAGAGCACAACAAGCAAGACAGATGTTAAAAACAGCAGGAGCTGTGGAACAAGATGGGGTTTTAAATTACATAAAAAACTCTGAATCTGTAACTGTACCAAAAGAATTTAAAGCTAGAAAAAATGCACCAGCAACAAAACTAGCATACATTACAGCTGAGGAAGCTAAGATGTTGAAGAAAATGAAAAAAGGTACACCGCACAAAGGACCAAAAGGTATACCTAGTTATGATTCTTTTGATGCACAAGGTAATTTTAGATCAGGTGCAGAAATGAGCGCTGCAGAAAGCGGTGATAGAGATGCATTTGGTAGAGATCCTGAATCAAGAAAAGAAGCTCAAGATATAAGATCATCTGTCATTGCTGCAGGTGGAGGTCAAAGAGTTAATCCAAGTTTTTTTGATAGTAGAAATACAGTTAGTCGTGATGAATTAGCAAGAGCTAAAGCATTTAATCCTACTGCATTTGCAAGAAATCGTAGAGGCGGTTTTTTGGATTTTCTTACAGGAGGTGGAATTACAGGTGCCTTAATCAGAAAGGTAGGACAAAGATTTGGTTTTGGAAAAACTTTTGATCAACCAACGTATGATATGCGTAACCCAATGGATAAATTTAATAGGTTAGGTTTGTATACAGATAGGATAAGCACTAATCCAAACAATTTAGATATATATAATGAATTTGTAGATGAGGATGATACAACAATACCAAGAATATCGGAAAGAGATATGAGTATACCAATAATTCCAAGAATATCAGAAAGAGATATGAGTATACCAGTAACACCTTTTCAAAAAGATGTGATTGAAGATACACAAGACCAAGCAGACGATCCATTTTTAAAAGGTGCTGTGGCTGATTTAAATAAACCAGGATTAATTCAACTTAGAAATTATCAAAAACAAAAGGGAATGGCACCACTTGATCCAAACATAGATTTTACAGATGAAGATCAAAAAGTGTTAGATGAATTATTAAGAAGAGAAGCAGATCCAGACACAACATATGGTCCAGTTTTTGCAGCTGACGGCGGTATGATAGGTGGAGGCATCATGGATGCTGCAGGTAGACAGAATTATTTNNTAGGTAANNTAGTTAAAAAAGCTAAAAGAGCTGTTAAGAAAATAGTTAAAAGTCCTATTGGTAAATTAGGTTTAATGGGTCTTGCAACTTTACCTTTTGGAGGTCCAGCCGCAGCGTTTACAAAATTTAAAGCATTAAGTCCAGGTATACAAGCTTTAGTAGGTGGTGGTGCTTTATCAGCTCTTCCTTTAATATTTGGACAAGAAGAAGAGGAACAACCAACAGGATTTACAGGGTCAGTTGGTGGTCAGATAGATCCAAGAGCATACACGGATCCTCAAAGTGTTTTGTTTAGAGCTTTTAGAGCAGAGGGTGGTTCTATGAAAGAACCAGTAGCAAAAAGAACTATGCCATTATTAGATATGGATGGACAAGAAATGGATTTAAGAGCTGAAGGTGGTTTTGTGCCAATAGGTAGAATGGAAAAAGCTGACGATGTGCCAGCTAGATTATCTAAGAATGAATTTGTATTTACAGCTGATGCTGTAAGAAATGCAGGTGAAGGAGATGTAGACAAAGGCGCAGAAGTTATGTATAACATGATGAAAAACCTCGAAGCCGGAGGTGACGTATCCGAAGAATCGCAAGGCTTAGAAGGCGCACGTAACATGTTTCAAACATCAAAAAGATTAGAGGACGTAATATAATGGCTATTCAAGAAACTCGAACATTACCTGCACCATTTGTAGATAAATTAGGCACAGATCTTGCAACACAGATCACGGCCCAAGCACAAGTACCTGTTGTTGCACCAGGAGCAGGTGGAATATCACAGTTAGCTGGTGAGTCAGCTGCAGACTTTGCAGCAAGACAACAAGCTGCACAACAATTTGATATTAGAGAACAAAGTTTAGCAGGACTTGCACCACAAATTGCAGGTTTAAGTCAATTGGAACAAGATGCAAGAACCAGAGCACAATCAGGTTTAGGTTCTTTTCAACCATTTTTAACTTCAGCACAAACACAAGCTGGAGCTGCTGAAGGAATATTAGGACAAGCAGGAACAGAATTAACAGGAGCAGGAACAGCATTAGGAACTGCCGGAACAACATTAGGTGGTATACCTACAGGAGCAGCTACATCAGCTGACATACAACAATTTATGTCCCCTTATCAATCACAAGTGATTGATGCAACTTTATCTGAATTTGATCGTAATCAAGCTATTAGAGAACAATCTATTAGAGATCAGCAAACCGCTTTGGGTGCGCTTGGCAGTGGTCGAGCGGGAGTGCAACTCGCTGAGTTTGGCACAGGGGCAGCGAGAGAAAGAGCTTTACTACAAGCTAATCTTTTGCAACAAGGTTTTCAGCAAGCGCAAGGTGCAAGACAACAAGATATTCAAAATAGATTTGGATTGGGTCAAGCACAAGCAGGACTCGCTGGACAACAAGCAGGATTTGCAGGACAAAGAGCAGGATTAGCTGGAGCACAATTAGGACAAGCACAATTTCAAACAGGACTAGCATCATTAGTTCCTGGATTACAGAGAGCAGATGTCGGACAACTTGGAGCATTGGGCGCAATCGACAGATCATTAAGCCAAGCACAACTTGATGCACAAAGACAAGCAACACAACAAGCAGCATTCTTACCTCAACAACAATTAGATAGGTATGCTTCACAAGTAACAGGTTTAATGGGTGGTTATCCAGGTGGAACAAGGCAGGAGTTCATACCACAACCTACACCATTACAATCTGCTCTAGGTATTGCAACTACACTAGGAGGCCTATACTTAGGAACTAGATAATGAGAAATAGAACTTTACAAAGACCAATGTTTAGAATGGGTGGTTCTTCAGGAACTGGTATTACATCAGGACTTGATAGACCAGGATATCAAATAGGTGGTGGAGCAGGAATGGCTAGAGATAACATTAGATTAAGTGATTTGCCATTTATGAAATCACCACAAGTTAATATACCTGAAACACCTGAAATACCTAAAAAATCAGCAGGTCTTGGTTTAGGAACAGTGCCAGGGTTTTTAACAAGTTTAGGTTTAAACATAGCAACT